TTTTGTAGCTGGCATTGATGACCTTGTCTTCCAGCAGATCCCAGTCCTCCTTGTAAACGCCGGGTTCGACGCGGCGCTTTTTGCCGTTCGATTCGGTGAAGGCGATGTCGAAGCGGTCGACGATCCATTGCTCTTCGCCGACGCCGACTGCATGGACTTCGACGACGAAGCGGCCGGCGCTGCCGTTTTGGATGTCGACGGTCGCGAGCAGGACGCGGGCCTGCTCGGGGACGTGGTACCGCGGCAGGGCTTCGGCGCGGCTGCTGAGCGCGTCGCCGGTTTCCATTTCGGCCAGGTGTCGGGGCAGGTAAGCGGCGCCGAAGTTGACGTTGATGATGGTTTTCAGGTTTTCCTCGGAGCCTGTGATGTCGTATTCGCGGTGCGCCGCGAGTAGCTTCTCGATCAGGTTGACGGGGTCAGAATAGGCGGCAAACGCGCCGGGGAACCAAAACGAGGCGACGCGGCTTTTGATCGATTCGCCTTGCAGGACGCCGTTTTCGACCTGGCGGCCTTGCGGAACCCAGATGCCGCTGTTGTTCATCGCCCGTTTGTGCCGCGTGTCGATCAGGCAGCCGTTTTTGGTGCAGAGGTAGCGGACATTTTGCGCGGCTTGGGTATTGGTCACGCCGAACAGGTCGCGGTCGTGGACGAAATCGAGACCGGTTTCATCCGCCGGCGGCATGAACCATTCGGCGCACTCAGGGCATTGCACATACCAGCGGCGCATGTCGCCCATGTTGTACAGGGCCAGCGCCCCGCCGCAAGGCGGTGCTTCGTGGGCGTAGTGGGGGCGATGGGCCGGGTCGGTGACTTCAAATCCCGGTGAGGTTTCGACCAAGGTCATGCCGCGACTGAGGAATTTAGCGGTGCGCTGCCGGCTGAGCGCGAACGGTGAGCCTTCGCCGTCGACATTTTGCGTCATCCGGTCGTAGTCGGTGATCAGCACGTATTTGAGCGGCTTGCCGGATATTTCGTTGATGGACGGCCAGCGCTGGAACAGGATCGATCCGGATTTGAAGACCTTGTCGTAGGTGTTGTCGGATTTGCTGCCCGGGGCCAGTTCTTTTTTCAGCTCGGGGCAGTCGCGGAAGGCGCGTTTGATGACCTGGGTATCGAAGTCGCGCGCGGTGCCCTTCGTGGTCTGCATGATCAGGAAGTCTGACGGATCGCACTTGATGATGTAGGCCATCGCATTGGTGATGAGACCTTGAGTTTTTCCGGATTGCGCCGGGCCCACGAAGACAACCGCGTCATAGTCGCGGCTGGTCAGGCAGTTCATCGGCTCGATCATGTAGGGCGTCAGGCCGGGGTCCCAAGGCGAGACGCCGCCGCTTGCCGTGCGCACGTTGACATAGCGCGTCGACGCCTCGACGACGCTGATGCGCTCGGGCGGGCGGACCATCCTGGCAATGTCGCGGCGGATCTGGACGGCGGCGGTCACAGTTGCGCCTCTTCGATCAGGTTGGCCCATTGGTCGCGCAGCACGTCGATCTTGGCTTCTACGCTGGAGATCACTTTGGCGTCTATAGCGAAGTCGCGCTCTAGAATGTCTGGCAATGTTTCCAGCACCTGAAGGCCTGTCTTTGCGATGATCGCCATTTGCTCGCGTGCAGCGGTCGATTCCACGGCGATGCCGGAATCGCGCTCGTATTTCAGGCGCTCGTTTTCGGATTTGTACCAGTCGGCGCGCTCTTTTGGCGACATTCTGTCCGGGTCATTCATTGCCGCGCCGATGGATTGCGGCTGAATCAATATCGCCTTGGCCGCTTCGCTGACTCGGTAAACCGGGAAGCCGCGGCGCTCACCTGCTGGCTTCACATCACAGGCGCGCAATCTTGCCTGAACTGTCTCGCGGGCTATCCCAAACTCGCGGGCCAACTGGTTCAAAGACCAGCTAAACCATTCTGTTTGGGATACAACTTCAGCCGCCATTAAATAATAAAATCCATCAAATAGTTATATAAAATCAATCATTTATAGAAGAATATCAAACATCAGTTGAGAACCATAGACACCCAAAAACTCAAAAATATCGAGCGTAATTCTACCCGCATGGCGCATTGCTTAGGGAGGACCCAAAATGTTTCGCAAATCGGAGAATCTCTGTTTTCCGTCGACAGCGCTGACGATAGACTCAGCTCTTGGCGGCGGCAACTCGCCGCCGACCTTCCGCAAATGCGCTATCCCCTTATCGGTGACCCGGTAAGTATGGGCCTGCTTTCCGGTATGCCTGCACACCTTGCCGTCCAACGTCTCAAGGTAGCCAAGCGACTGCAAATCAAACGCTCGTTTAGGCGCATTCGCGTACTGCTCATATTTCCAGTCCAGCACCTCAACAGCTATCTCCTTGGCGGTGCAGCCAGCGTTGCCCACAAACCCACGCAGCAGCGCATCCTGATCGTGGTATCTGGATTTGCGCCGAGACAGCTCGACAATCGAACTAGCAGACGACATTCCCGCACCCCCCATAACCCAAAGCCGCGCGCATCATCGCCAAACCATCGCGCGCCGCCTGACGACTCACCGGCTTATCATGCCCAATCGACTTGACCCGATCAAACGCATGCTCAGGCCATTCCGGCCAGCCTGCCGCAACCAGGCGCTTGTACGCAGGTCCTACCATCGCCTCTGCCTTGGTCGTCGATGCCGTCCGTAGCGCATGCATATCCACCTCCAACGCTATCGCCAACACCAGCGGATGCCGATAGCGATCGACCAACGACCCTTCGCGGCTTCTCGCATTCGCCAGAATGCTCACCACCTCATGCAGCCCCGGCACATCGGTCGATGCCTGCACGCACATCTCGCGAAACTCGGGCAACGTCGGCGGCCACTCCTTGCCGTTTTTCAGCAGATACTCAAACCCGTGCGCCAACTGCTCACGGCTCAAACCAGACAGCCCCATCGACCATGTCTCCGCCGCTTGGCTCAACTTGCCAGACTCGTCCACATGCACCCCGTAGGCGCTGACCCAGCGATGCCCGTAAATCGCAGACATCTTTTCCCAAATGCGATTAATCACCCGCTCCGACAACACGCTCCTCACGTGATCGCCGCTCCTCGTAGCGTCGAGAGGCCTGCTGCACGAGCTCGACGGCTGATAGTTTTCGCTGTTGACCAGATTGCTGATGTGCTCCATTGCTCACCCCCTTTTCGTTTCTCACCCAGTTCCGCCATGTGGCGAACCAGTCCAGTTTCAAGCCCTTTGCTCCCGGCTGCGCGATCCAGTAATCGCGAAACCGGGCAAACACAATGTCCGGGTTCAGCCCCGGCCGCTCAGCGCGACAAAACGCTTGCCAGTCATCCGGCAGCGCCTCCAGCAAAAACCGCTCGCCATTGCGTTCGCCGGATTTTTTGGAAACTCCGTAAGGAGTTTCTTTTCTCTGTTCCCTTGTCTGTTCTTTGCCCCTTACCGAATCGGTAACCGTTTTAGTTACCGATTCGGTAACCGTTACTGAATCGGTAACCGTTACTGAATCGGTAACGGTTTTGCTGCGCTGAACACCACCAGCATCGGTGATTTTTTCATCAAATTGCTTAGGCAACCTAAACTCATAACGCGACGGACTAGACCGCCCTCCATTCCCTGATTTTTCTAGCCATCCCAGCTCAACCAGGTGGGATGTTGCCGTTGAAATCTTGCAAATAGGAAGGCCTATGCGCTCAGCGATTGCCTCGCGACGCGGACAGCATAAATTCGTGGTTTTATTCCGGAACGACAGAATGGCACCCAGGACGCGCAAATCTGTTTTCGTCAGCCTATCGTCGGCAAAAACCTCAACAGGCATGATAGAAAATATATCCATGTCAACCGCCACGCCCATCAACGGAGCCGGCAGCATCCAGCGAGGAATGCAAAAACCACCCGATGGGAAGCGGCTCCGGCAGAATCCACATATGCCGCATATTCGCCACATTCACGACGTCGCAATCGCGAGGCAGCACTTCGATGGCGTAGCAATCAGATCGACCGATCTGGCGCTTAATCTCCTGCATCTCATCCCATGTCATGTTTTCCTGCCAGCGGCCGCTAGCGTCCAGTAATGTTCTGTTGGCAGATGCCCGCAGCACACCGCCCGCCTCTTTGTAAACCTGCACCAAATATTTGCGGCTGAGCCACACCTCGATCATGCCACCCTTCTGTGTGGGCCATTGCTCTGCAGGTATACGCTCCAGAATCAGCGACCGCTTGGCGTTATCTCGCATCATTTGCTGTTTAATTTTTTTAGATACCGCATGCATTACTTGCCACCAATGCGCATCGCGCACGAAACCCGCCCATCCGCCAATCGGCTCGGTTTAAACATATTCGTAAAATGGAATTTATGCGTATTCGCCCGATCGCATCCCGTGCGAATCGGGCAGTTATAATTCCCGCACCCGGTCGGGTGCATCGGGCGTTTATTGCGATCAAACGTCGGATTCAGCATGCTGTCTCAGTATCAACTCTAATCGCGCCAACGCATTCCACGCCGCATGCGCGGCATGCAGAATGTCCGACTCTTTATCGACCGTTTCGCCAATGGCTTCATCGATTAAATGCCGGTACATCGCATCGGTATAACGCTCAACGCCATTGGTAACCAACAACCATCCGTATGGCGTATATTTCTGCGCTCCAAATGTCGCCACTTTGCCGACCTCTTTCAGAGCATGTGGAAAGTAGCCTACGACTAACCCTACACGGTTTTTCCCGTTGTCATCCTTAACGCCCGGATGGTTAAGGCCACTAGCGGCAGTTTGCATCAAAATCCCCCCGCGCCTTATCATGCAAGCTTGCCGTCAGAACATAATCGACAATCCACGCCTCGCGCTGCGCCGGCGACTTACCGCCAAAATGCGGGTCCAGCGTATTCAGCCAATACAGATCGGACGAAAACCGCTGTAAGGCCTCCCGCGTACCGGCGCACAAATTGCGCTGGTACTCCGCGTACAGCGGATCATTGCGATCCAGCGCATTAAACACCATGCCGTCAGACGCGGCGGCATTGTCGGCCGCCAACACAGCCAATACACAAATCAATCTTTTCATTCATCGTCTCCAAAATTATTGAACGCAACCAGTCGGCAACACAGAAATACCGCGACGCCCCAAAGAATTACCCAAACCATATTACTCACCCTCGTACTTCCTTAATGATTCCTTAACAAGTGGATTGATTCGCGCCACTCGGCAGATTAAAGTGGCCTCATGTTTTTTTTGCTCGGCCCA